AACCAAGATCTACTGTACCTATTCCTGCTAATGCGTCTTCTCTATTGCTTGCTAATTTAAAAGATGTTCCAGCACCAACATCAAATATGTAATATATTGAATTGTTATTTAAATTTCCAATCGGAGAGTTTCCAGATGCTTCGTAAATTACTGCATCTCCAACAGATAATCGATGAGGAGAACCAAATACAAACTTATTAAATGGATTTGTTATAATTGTTTGGTTTGGGTCTTCGGAATTAAACTCAAGTTCTCTTTGAATTTTCTTTAGTTTAACTTCAGTTCTTACCGCACTATTTCCACCTCCCTTTAATGTAATTATCGGAGTTTCAATATAATCAAATCCTGGATCAAGAACTGCGATTGAATCTAATTTTCCTTTCAGTTCTGGTACTAAAATAGTATCTTCATCCTCTCCTAAATCTATTCTAAATTGTGGAGGATTTACTAAACTATATCCATCTCCTTTACTCAACACATCAACAGAAGTAATTTCCCCAGCATAAAGTCGATCAAATGACTTATAATTTTGAATTTCTAGTCCATTCACCAGAACCCCAATGGATCCAAGTCTTGTAGGAACTTTTTTAGTTGCAAATTCTACATTCTTTGGAAATTTTTTGAATAATTTTGAACTAGTAAGTTCACTGTTATATAGTTTTGCTGAGATTAAATTAATGCCACTAATGTATCCTGAAGTTGTATTATTATTTTCATCAACTTTTTCTGCAAAATTAATATAATTTTCATTTAATATGTCTTGCTTAGTAAATGTTAACTTAACCGTATTTGGGTCAATTTTCTTAGCATACAGAGATAACCCAGTGTAAATTCCTATATTATTTTTAAATCCTGGAGTTCCACCTACATTTACTGTTTCATAATCTACTACTGTAACTAATTCTCCATCATATAAGGAATGCTCTCCTATAAATGAAGAGGAAATCCCACTTGAAGGAGTGCTTAGTATGAACTCAAATTGTTTCTTGTATGGAATGATATTTCCAGCATTAAACGCATTTGACGTTATATAATAATTTTCATGATCTTCATATGAATCTTGAATATTGATTGAAAATTTTTGATTTATTTCTGGGTATTTACTTGAGGTTGTTTTAAATACCTTTCTTTTTATTTTGATAGTATGATTTAATACTAAAGTTTCGACTCCACCAATAGTGAATTGATTATTAGTCTCGGAGTTTATATTACTTACCTGAGTATCATATAACTTTTGATTAGTAGTAATACTGAAAACTTCTACAATATCTCCATTCTTTAAGTAATGTGGGTATTTTGTTCTAACTACACCAGTCGATTTACTAACTCCAAATTTTCCTACAGGCAGTTCATTATATACCTTTCCCCCAAAAATAATTGAAGGAACATTATACATTAATGACTGAGTAAATACATTCTCCTTGATTTGCCCAATATTATCGATTCTTAGGAGATCTCCTTTAGATGCTAATATTGTATTTGACTTATCAATTTCAGATAATGTATTTAAAAGTCTTATCTTTACTACTTTGCTAGAATCTCCTTCTTCATATGAGTATGTAAAATTTCCTGCATATATTGGAGTGGATGATTTTATATCATCAGTTATTCCTTGACAATTTAAAAATTCAGTATTTGTTTTATCTGTATATGATACTGCTAAATCTCCAATATAAATTGTGCCTGATTGTGGAAATCCTATGGTTGAAACAGCATGGATAGTAGAACTAGAAGCAGCAACATCTAAATCACAATATGTTTTTGGAGTTATTTCGAACTGTCCAAAAATAGAACCTTTTGGATTTAGATTATTCGAATACCCAGCAAATACATCAATGTTGTAATATTGATTTCCCTGTAAGGTGACTGAACTTACCTTGTAGATAGATCCAGATGCCTCTCCTACGTCGTTGGATTTATCTTGGTATAGTGTTTGACCGTTTAACTTTAATGCGTTCCCCTCAATAGATTCTCCAATAAATCTTTGAACTACAATCCAACCATCATCAGAGGGAGTAAAAAGAAAATCCTTTGGTTTAATTACTTTTACGTCTTCACCATAAAGAACTTTAAATAATATTTTAAATGCTTCGTCAGTTCCTTTAGTTTGATAAAGATTTTTTACTTTACTGATAAAGTTGGGAGCATTAATCCTAGGGTCAAACTCCAGTTCCTCAAATCCAGGAGCAAATTGGTACTTAATCTTTCTAAAAAATTCTAATAGGAATAAATTACTTAAATTTATTACTTCTGAATTTACTATGTGTTCTGCAACTTCTGTTGTAGAGAATTTCAAAAATCCAGGATTATCTGGATCTGAAAGAGTTTCAATTCCACTAAATCCTCTAATGCATCCAGTAAATGAGGTGGTGGTCTTCCCAGTATATGTAATGATTTCATTGCCAATCTTTAACAGTCCATATTGAGGAGGCCACCCATAAGTAGAATCTACGTTAATTACATCGTCAAAATATGAAACTTCTTCAGTTAATGTAGTTAATTGAATCAAATTTGTAGTATCAAAACTATCAACATTTTTATAATCAGATAGATTTTCTGTAATATCAATTACAGCACCTTGATATTCTTGAGAAATATAATATTGTTTTAGGAATTCTGCAAAATTTGGATTCTCTGAGAGAATAAATTCTGGTATTTGATTTTCAACAATATCACTAATTTTAACTACTTTTGTGTCTTGATTCATTTTAGTTTCTTATTTTTGACTCTGTTGTGTAACTTGATTCAGGACTAAATCTACTTCCAGAAGAATTTTCTCCAGAAGATATAATATCTTTTAATGGAGTTACAGTACTGCTTCCAACATCTAGTTTCAAATAAACTGATTTCTTAGCAATAATATCATTTGAGTATGGTGTTGCTTCAATCTGAATAATATTGTCCAATGCCAGGGTAGAACTGACATTTATATTATCTATATTGATTTCTCCAGTGATATAATCTACGGTTCCAATTGTATTTGATTTAATAATGACTTTATTATTTTCAATAGAAAACAAGAATAGATTTCCAGTGGTCAAATCTGAATTTGGTTTATCTGAAATATAAACAATTTCAGATACTCCTTTGATCTTGAATCCAGTGGTTCTTATATTATAACCTCCAGGAGAAGCACTAAATCTATTTTCAAAACATATTTCATAATTTGTAGGTGCTAACAAGACACCTAGATTCCTTCTCATCTTGACTCTAGTAATGTTTGAAGTTATAGCATCATTAGTTGCATCAATAATTCCTAAGACCTTGCTATACTTAAATCTTCCCCCAAACTTATTCAGGTCAGATGATTTTGAATAAGACTCTAAAGAACTGTAAATTTGAGTTTCTAGATCACTTACTGATCCAATCAGATTGGAATTATAGTAAACAGTAGTATCTAATTCAACATAAAGGACATTAATATCAGTAAATCTAACATTAATTCCAGCAATAGTGTACTGTTTTAGTGAATTTAATATACTTTTCTTTGTGAAGTCGGATAGATAATCTGAATTTTTTGGTTTTACTGCCAAATAAACTGTTCCATATTGAGGAGGAGACAATTCTTCACCTCCATATGCGGTCACTGATTCAATATTTGGGAATAGAGAAGGCAATAATGCCTCGTAATCTCCTGCAGTCACTGCTCTATATTGAGAAGCATAGAGTCTTGGTGAATAATACCGGACAGATTCTGTTGATTGAATATTATCACCATTTGATGCTGCTTCATTTGTTACGATTACTCCAGTACTTCCACTTAAATTTACTGTGTTATCTGCAATAATTGTTCCTGAGAATGTGAAATTCGATGGACCATTGCCACTTTTTCCATCAGTAGTGATATATGTGATGGTTATTGTGCTTCCATCTTGAGGTTTTTTGCCAAAAATACCATCTCCAAAGAAAATTTCATATTTTTCATCAGAAATTTCTTGAACTAGGAATATTTGAGATAATGAATTTATCCCAATAATGTTATCAATATATGAATATTCTTGAGTTGTGCCATTTAACTCAACTTTTACTCTAATTGTAGAGGTATCAATATATGGATTAGGTAAAATATATTTCTGATTTGGTTGAGAATTGTCAACTGTAAAGGTTTTTGTTAAAAAAGTTCCTTGATAGATGTCAATTTCACTAAAAATTGCTTCTCCATTTTCAATTCCCACTGTAATATCTTCTGGGATTGAAAAAATAAAACTACTGTTTCTCTGATTTCCTGTACACACGATACCTGCTTTGAGTGTAGCAGTTTTTAAATCAGAATTTTGAATATCTGCTGTAATAAATGAAATATTTGCCTTTGCTGCCCTTCTTGATAATGGAACAAATCCTATATTTCTTGCAAGAGAAACGACGTTTTCCCTCAGAGTCGCACTGTCCAGAAAGGATTCATTTGCGACCATATTACTGTTATATGCAGTAATATAGGTATTATATGCAAGAACATCAATTAAGACTGATAAATTAGAACCTTCGAAATCAAAATCAGTAAAATTACTATTTGATCTAAGATAATCTTTAATGGATGTTTTTACTAGATCAAAATCTAGATTTGTATATTGCGTAAATGCCATTAGTATCTTGTTGGTTGTAATACGAAGGTTAATGCTTGTGTTGGCACTGGTAGTCCAACAATATCGTATAAAATAGAAATCTCAAGTTCGTGGTCATCTGGTCTTATATCAATTCTCAGTTCTGTCAGATTAACTCTTGGTTCAAAGTTTGAAATTACGGTTCTAATTTCCTCAGATATAGGATCAGTGACACCAGAATCTGCAAGTTCAAAAAGCATATCTTCAATATTAGTACCTAAGAGTGAGTTAAAGAATCTTTCCCCCACTCTGGTCCTAATCAGATTCATTACAGATCTTTTAATTGCATCTTCATTTGTAATCGCAGCAATATCATTGGTCACAGGATGTCTTTTAAAAGACAAACTGATGTCCTTAAAATACCTCGATACTGCAGATTCTAATGGCACGTTAGGATAGATGTATATTACTTATATTTATTGTCTTTTGCCATAAGATGGTTCTGTGCCATATTCCCAATCATCATAATCTTCATCATTACGAATTGATTCATGAAGCATTGTTTGTTCCTTTAGATAATGCTTTTTGCCAATATCATCATGGACAATTTCTTGAAGAACTCTTTTTTCAGTAAGTGGGGTGTAGTCAGTAACTAATTTTGTAGTTCCCCACATTTTATGCATATAGTTTGAATCTCGATCTACTGGTAAGTTTGACATTTTGCTCCTAATTCGATTTGAATTAGAACTTTTTACGGGGTTGCTATCCCGAAGTCTGCAATTTTGTCTCTGTGAAGAGTTAGGTTTTTTTGTATTCTGATGTCTGAGTTTTTAAATGTCCAGCAGTATCCTCCACTATCTAGGAATACAACCCATTCAAGATCGTGCTCTTGAGAACGATCAATTAAAAAAAATGCCCAGCCTGGACCCTTAGGAGTCAAGACTGGGATTTGGGGATTTAATTGAAGCATTACCTTCCTTGTCCTCGATATCTTTTTTTCGCACCATTGCGAGAAGATGCTGAGAGTTTAGTATGTTGAGAGCAACCCTGACGAGTCTTTTTGGGTTTGCTTTCGATTATCACCTTTCCCGAAAGAGATGGACGTTTTGCCATAATTTGTTAAACCTCAATACTTTTACATTCTACCACAAGTTCATGTGGATTGGGAACCCCTGTCTCATAAAACTCTTGAGACAGGTCATCCATTACATTCATTAGATCTTCTTCGGATAGATCTTTATAAATCACTCTTCCATTGCAAAGAATATCATATAATTCTTGTTTTTTCATGACCAACTCTAACTCTTGGATTACACCAAATTTCAAAGTTACAATCACGAATTGCAGTCAGACAGAATGAAACATCTTCACCACACATATCCTG